CGTGGCGGCTCACCCAGCCGTGGCCCCACGAGGCACCGACGACGACGAGGTGGGCGCGCACCGAGGTGGCCGCACCCGAGGACGCCGCCAACCTGCCGGAAATCATGGTCGGCCGCGTCTCGGGCGGCGATGTGCAGATCAGCGTCGGCGAGGAATCGCTGCGCATGGCCTACGCCGCCGCGCGAGAGGTTCACGCGCTGCTGTTCGACGTGTTCGCGAATGACGAGGCGGCGTCGTGACCGCCGCCACCCTCAAGCCCTGCCCGTTCTGCGGCGATCAGCACCCCGAGCTCGAGGAGATCAACCCCGGTCAATGGGCTGTCGCATGCACCTTTTGCAGCGGCATCGGACCGTACCCTCGGCTCGCGAATCAGAGCGTCGACGAGGCGGTGCGCCAATGGAACATCAGAGAAGATCCAAAGCCATGGTGACCCGCCCCGCCGACTACGCCGTCATCCTCGCCGTCGCCTTCGCGGCTGGCGTGCTCATCACCCTCTCACTGGAGGACTTGCAAGCATGGACGTGCACTCCGAACGCGAAGCCGTCGAGCATCTGGACGGCTCGCTCGTGATGCTTTCTCACCTGGTCCTGGCTGCGGTGTGGTTCATCGCCGGCATCCTGACCGGCCTGTTCGTCCTGTGAGGCGCGCGGCGATGACCGACAACGCCCACCGCGACCGCCAGCTATTCCTCTCGCACCAGCACACCCATGCGTACAAGCTCGCGCGCTCGATCCAATGGCTGCGGGAGCGCGAGATCTATCGCGGAGACGTGCGCTGCCAACACCGTTACGTTCCCGCCATGCCGCTGCTCGCGGCGGATCAGTACCGCTAACCGCATCCCCCAACAAGGACAACGCATGACCCGCTTTCTCCTCCTCGCCGCCGGCCTCGCGCTGGCGCTTCCCCTGCACGCCGCCGAAGGCTTCGGCCGCGGCCCGGAATTCGGCGGCGATGCCTTTTCGTCCTCGGCCGCGGCGGCAGCGGCATCGGCCAAGTCGAGCGCCGCGGCGGGCGCCTCGGCAGTGAACGGCAGCGTCTCCGGCGTCGGCGGCGCAGGCGGCGCCGGAGGCGCCGGCGGATCGTCTCAGGTCAGCGTGGGCGGCGATGCGAACCGCGCCTATGCGCTGGGCATGAGCGCGCTCACTAGCTCGGCCAATGCCTGCCAGGGCAGCATCGCCGTCGCATTCCTCGCGGCGAGCTACACGGTCGAATGGTGCGCGCTCCTGCAGCGCGCCGCCACCATGCGCGCCATGGGCTTCGACGCGCGTAGCGTCCAGAACCTGCTTTGCCGCGACGAGGCGATCGCCGCCAGCGCGGCGGAGTGCGCGGGAGCGCGCTGATGGCCCGCCTCATCGGCCTCACCGGCCCCGCCCGCTGCGGCAAGAGCACCGTCGCCGAGATCCTCGACGGCCACGGCTTTTTCATCGTCAGACTGGCCGACGCGCTCAAAGACGGCGTGGCGACCATGCTCGCGGCGCTGGGCGACGACGTGCTCGAGCACCTCGAGGATCCCGAGCGCAAGGAGGTCGAGCTCGACGGCCTCGGCGTCTCGCCGCGGTATCTCTGGCAGACGCTCGGCACCGAGTGGGGCCGCGAGCGCGTGCATCGCGATTTGTGGCTCAAGATCGTCGCCGCCAAGATCGACCGCGCGCGCCGGCGCGACTGGGTGCCCGACATTTGCATCCCCGACGTCCGCTTCGTCAACGAGGCGCGGTGGGTGTTGGGGCAGCCCGGCGGCGAAGTGTGGCGCATCGTCCGGCCCGGATTCGAAAACCGCGTGCGCGCTCACGAGAGCGAGGCCGGCGTGCCGCCTGCGCTCATCAGCCAGGGCGTCGTCAACGATGGCGACATTCCCGCGCTCGCCGAGCGGGTGAATGAGGTGCTCGCATGACTTCGCGGGAAGCGTTGTGGCTTAAGTTGAAGAAACTATTCGGAATCGCCGAAGGGCAGATCGTGCCAAAGTGGATGATCTTTTTTCGCGCGCTGCTTTTCCCGATCGACACGCTTTTTTGGCTGCTCAACAGATATGTCGGCTATCAGTTCGCAGACGACACTTTCCTGATCGGAGGCGCGCGCTTTTCGTATGCGGGACTTCTCATGCTGGCGAAGGCCGACGGAGAGACGTACCGCGTGCGGCGAGTCGGTGATGTTGTCGAATTTGTGCGCATCGCCGTGAACGAGAAGGAGCTGCTCCGCTGATGCTCACCCTCGCCGCCGCCGCCGCTCGCCTCACCATCAGCCGCCGGGCGCTCATGCGCCTGGTCGCGGCCGGCGAGCTGGCGGCGGTGCGCGTAACATCGCGCCGCATCGCCATCGAGGAGGACGAGCTCGGCCGCTTCATCGCTGCGCGCCGGGTCGTCGGCACCGCATGTCCGTCTGGTTCGATCGTTCGAAAAGTCGCTGGTGCATCCGCATCCGCCGACGCGGAACAGAGGCTCGCGAAACTCTGCCAACCGGCACCACGCGCGCGCAGGCGCACGAGCGCCACGCCCTCCTCGTCCGCCAGCTCGTCGACGAAGCCTACCTCGAGCGCCAGCCGCGGCGCCTCCTCGCCGACGCTCTCGCTCGTCTCATCGAGCACCACCTGCCCGCACGAAGCGGCCACGACGTCGTCAGCAACATCCGCGCTCTGAGGCCGCACGTCGCCGGGCGCTACCTCGACGAGCTCGCGGACGTCGCCGCAGACTACACGCGCGCAGCTCGCGCCGAGGGCCTCACCCCCGCCACCATCAACAGGCGCCTGGCCGTCCTGCGCCGCGTCGGCAATCTCGCCTGGCGCTCCTGGCACTGGCTCGATCGGCCGATCGCCATCGCCACGCTCGCCGAAGACAACGCCCGGCACGTCTATCTCGATCGCGGCCAGATCGAGCTGCTCGCGTGGCTCTGCGGCCTCTGGCAGCCGCTGGCGCGGGTGGAGGTGATCGCCGCTGCTTACACCGGATTGAGGCGCGGAGAGCTCTGGGCCTTGGAGCGTGCAGACGTCGCCGGCGACCTCGTCACCGTGCGCGACTCCAAGACTCGCCGGCCGCGCGTCGTGCCGCTCGTGCAGCGCGCCAGGGTGCCGCTGCTCGCCTGGATCCGCACCCGCGCCGCCCGGCCGCACCCGCGCACCCTGCACGCCGCCTTCGAACGCGGCCGCGAAGCCATGCTCATGCCCGGCCTGCGCTTCCACGACCTTCGCCACACCACCGCCAGCCTGCTCGTGCAGGCCGGCGTGCCGCTCTACACCGTCGGCGAGATCCTCGGCCACACCGACAAGCGCACCACCGGCCGCTATGCCCACCTGGCCGTCGGCAACCTGCGCGAAGCGATGGCCAAGATCGCGCCGCCCCGTTTTGCCCCCGGCAAAAAGAAAAAGGCCGCGTAGCGCGGCCTAAGTCTCTGTTTCTTTGGTGCTGGTGCGCGGACTCGAACCGCGGACCTACTGATTACGAAACCGTTCCGCCCACTCTGTCACCTCCCGCCTCAGAGGGCATGAGAGGTCAGGTGCGGCCAGAAAGTGCGTGCGAGGGGGCATTTTTTGCCCCCGCGGGCCGGAGCCACCGCAGCTCCTTGCGCGCGATCGCTCCGGGGACCGGGCGCTCGCGGACGGTGACGGGGAGGTGTCGCTCGAGGGCGACGAGGTCGCGCTTCGCGGTGGCGTAGCTGACGGCGAAGCGCTTGCCGATGTCGCGGGCGGTGATGATCTTGCCCGCCGAGAGCTCGAACGCGGCCCAGAGGATGCGGTCGAGCTGGGTGCGGCCGTTGTTCATGGCGCCGCCCCTATCGCCCGCCGTCGGTCGGCGTGGCGCCCATGCCGCGGCTCTTGCTGGTGGTGAAGCTCGAGCCGAGCCAGAAGCCGGTGATGCCGCCGAGCACCCCGGTGATGATGGCGGTGGCCACGGCGGCCTTGAGCTCGCCGGAGAAGCCGCCGTCGGTCGCGCCGGTGAGCACCAGGTGGGCGACGTAGTAGACGAGCGGCAGGAGGAGCACCGAGATGGCGAGCGCCGGCTGGCGCCAAAGCGGGATGCCCGCGGCCTCGAGGTTGGCCTTGCGCGCGCCCTCGATGCCGCCGCCGCCGGATTCGGTGAGCTGGAACCACTGCTCCTGAACGGCGGCTTTGAAGGCCGCGGCCGCGGCGGGGTCGGACTGCACGCGCTCGGCGGCGGCCTGTGCGTTGACGGCGCCGGTGGCGGCCTGCGCGATCTCGATCACCTTGTCTGCGGCCTTGCCGTAGGTCTGCCGGCTATCGGCCGAGCGGTCGCCGAAAATCTTGACGAGCTCGGGGACGGCCGAGACGAGCGTGGGCAGCACGGCGGCGACGATGGCGGGGACGGGCATGGCGGATTCCTCCGGCTTGCGAGGCGGGCCGCTGGCGGGCCGGCGCGACGCGGTTGGGGTTGGGGTATCGGCGGCGCTCGCGAGCGCTCCTGCGGGCTCCTGCGCGGCCGCAGCGTGGGCCGGGGCAGCGGGGCCGGCGGCGAGGGCCTGCATTTCGTCTTCCATGAGGCCGCCGGAGCGCTTGTATTCGGCGACGACGCGCGCGAGGCTCTCCTCTCGCTGGCCGTAGCCGGCGCCCGGCAGGCTGGCCCACTCCTTGGCGCACTTGCGGATGGCCTCGGGGATACGCCCGGCGAGCACGTCGTCGAGCGCGCCGCGGCGGGCGATGAGCGCGACGGCGCCTTCGTCCTGCGTTTCGGGGCGGAAGTCTTCGAAGCCGTACTGCTGGACGAGCTCGCTCCAGGTGGTGCCGAGGAACTGGTACGCGCCCGCGGCCGTGCTGAACACGCCATAGCGCTCGACGAACACCCGCTTGCCAGGGTGCTTGTCCATGGTTTCCATGAGCGAGCCGCCCACGATGGTGCGGTAGCCGAGCGCGCCGCTCGTGCCCTCGCCGAGCCGGATCGCCGCGAGGAAGGCGCGGACGTTGGGCGAGAGCAGAGCGGTGCGCAGGTCGTCGCGGGTCAGCATCGGTCCCCCGTGAGAAAGCGGATGGCCTGCACGCCGGTGCCGACTACCAGCGCCCCGAGGCCGATGACGAGAAGGCCGACCACGACGAACGGAAGGAAGGCAAGCCGCACGACGATCGACCAGAACGCGATCACCGCCGCCGCTCCAGCTCGCGCAGGCGGAGCTCCTGCTCGATAAGGCGCTTTTCGACCCGGTCGATGTCGTCGCGGTGCTGGCGGTCGAAGCGCGCGAAGTCGCGCTGCGCGTCGCTCGCTCGGTAGCGCTCGTTGGTGGCGGCGCTGTTGCCGTTTTCGAGTGAGGCGATCCGGTCGGCGTCGATCTTCCTTTGCGCCTCGAGGCGGGCGATCAGCTTGCCCTGGTCGATGGTGGCCGTGCCCAGGCCGATGATCGCGGCCGTCAGCACGCTGCCGACGATCACCGTCCAGTTGAGCGCGCCCGATTCGGTGCGTACCGCCCCCGCCAGCGCCAGAAGCCATGGCTTGTTTTCGATCACGCTCTCGTTCCCTTTTGTTGTCCCGGAGGTGGCTGCAGCCGAACCGGGTTGGTTATCAAGCATCCGCGGTAGCGCGGACGATGTTGGTGCCGTCAGAGTAGACGATCGCGTGCTTCGTGGCCGCGATCACGATGCCGGTGCCGGTGGCGCCGAGCACCTGCACGCCGAAGCCCCCGGTGGTGTTGTTGTAGACGATCCACGGCCCCATGTTGTGCGCGACCGTGAGGTTCCTTTGCGCGGTGAGCGCGCCGGTGCACACGACCACGTCGGCGCGGTTTTCGTTGTGGGTGAGCGTCTGCGCAGCGTCCGCCATCGCCTTCGAAATGCGCGCCTTGAACGGCACGTACTGCGTGCGGTGGTCGGTGTAGCTCGTCACCGTCGAGGCGCCCGTGACCACGGTATAGAGCGGCATCCGGCCGGTGGTGAAGCCCGAGGTGTTGGACGAGACCACGCCGGCGCGGGTGGCCTCGACATAGTTGGTGGTGCTCGCGGAGAGCGCGACGGTGCCGTTCGCGACCTGCGTGGCCACTCCGTCGACGAAGAGCGTGCCGCCGTAATAGCCCCACGTGAGCCCGGTGCTCGTGCTGCCGCGCCGGCCGAAGAGCGAGGCCGGGCTCGCGGCGTCGAAGTAGGCGTTCGCCGTGACTTCCTTGCTCGCCTGGCTCTGGCTGATGGTGTCGATGTTGGTGGTGCTGTTGGCCATTTAGAGGGCTCCCGATGCCGCGAACCCGCGGCCGACGGTGGCGGACATCTGATAGACGCGCACGTTGATGCTCGACTGCGGCGCGCCGAAGTCGGTGGTCTGCTGCGCGGCGGTGTAGGTGACGGTCTGCGCGCTCGAGGTGAGCGTGCGCAGGGTGGCGGTGTCGCCGGCGTTGCGAATGTCGATTTCGTAGCCCTCGGTCGCTTCGCCGAGGCTCGCGTCGACGTAGTCGCGCCACTCTCCGCCGATGCGGGTGCGGCGGATCCAGGTGGCGATGAGGTCGCTCGAGCCGTTGCGCGAGCCGCGCAGGTACACCGGCGCGAGCGGCTTCTTGCCGGCGCCGGTGTTGGTGAACGCCTCCGCCGTCACCGCGCCGATCTGCTGGCCGAAGGAGACGCCCTTGAGGTAGCGCGTCGTGTTCAACTCGCTCGAGGGGCGCGCCGGGCGCGTCATGCCGGCGGGGAGGAGCAGCACGAAGCGGTCGGTGCTGGTGTGCGTGGCCATGTGCTGCTCGGTGCCGAAGCGCCCGCGCAGGAGGCCGGTCAGCCGGTAGGTCGTGCCAGAGACGAGGGTCGCATTCTTGAACGCGATGATCTCCGAGCCGAGAAGCGCCCAGTTCGCCCCGGCGAGCACCTGCGCCTCCGTGGCGCTCGCGATGCTGCCGGCGACGATGCTGACGGTGACGTTCGAGAGCTCATCCCAGATGTTGCCGCCGGAGAAGTTGCCGAGCGTCGAGGTGGCGGCACCGATCGCCGCGCCTTGCGACACGCCGCCGATCTGCGCGTAATTCGAATCGTCCGGCGCATCGAACAGCACGCCGCCGCGCCAGCCGGAGTAGAGCCCGGCGAGGGCGACGTAGTAGCCGAAGTCGTCGTCCTGGTCGCGCAGGATCGGAATGTCCATCGCCTCCCAGAGCGTCGGGCCGACCGTGGCGATGGCGAGGTCGTTGTCCTGCGAGGTGGCGCCCGAAGCGGAGCTCGAGTAGGCGGCCGCGTTGTCGAGCTCGCCCTCCCACACGATGCGCTGGCCCTGCTCGGTCTTGCGGGTGGCGCGCACGGTGTAGGAGATCGAGCCCGAGGGCTGCAGCGTCATCACGTCGGTCGGCTCGTACTTGGCATATTCGACCGAGGTGGCCCACTGGCAGCGGGTGCGGGCCGCATGCGCGGCGTAGAGCAGCACGTCGGCGACGCGGGCGCCCTGGTCGGGCGTGAAGACGATCGGCAACTGCTCGAACACCTGCTCGACGGAGCGCACGACCAGCCGCCGGGCGTATTCCGTGGCCTGCGCGTAGCTGCCGTCGTTGTTCCAGAACTGCACCGTGACTTGCCGTGGCGCTTCGGTTTCGTCGGCCCGCTCGACGGTGACGAGGTCCGCGGGGCCGTTGCCGACTTCGACCGCGCCGAGGTCGGCGGCTGCGATGGTCACGGCCGAGGCCCCGCCGCGCTTCACGGCCTTTAGCTTGGCGTCCGACTCCACCAGGTCGAAGAAGAAGCCCTTCTGCAGCGCCTCGAGGGCGCTGCGCGCCGTCATGGGGCGGGTGACGGCGAAGCCGTTGACGGTGTCGGTGAGGGCGGTGAGCGTGAGGTCGCTCGCGTCGAGGCCGGCGCGGGTGCAGATGTCGGAGGCGATGGTCGACAGTGCCGGCGCGGTCTGCGTAACCGCGGGGAGGAGATTGGCGGCGCCGGAGTCCGTCCAGGCGTAGCCGGTGGCAGGGATCGCCGGCGCGCCGGGATAGGTGACGGTGTGGCTCGAGTTCAGCACCGTGGCCACGCCGCCCGCAAAGAGCTGCGCCAGGAAGCCGTTCGTGCTGCCGGAGATCTTCCAGACGAAGTAGAGGTCGTCGACGACGCAGAAGCCGTTGAAGTCCGCGTCCGAGATGCTCGGGAACGTCCACGAGTCCACCAGGTTGCCGGCGGTGTCGTACTTGCGCAGGCCGCGGGCGAAGTTGCCGGTGTTGAAGTTGGCAACGTAGAAGTACGTCCCGTCGCTGCTGATCTTCCACCGGCTCGCCTCGTTCGTGTCCACGCACGCGAACGGGATGGTCAGGAACGGCGTGCTCTGCGGCAGGCCTGCGGCGTGGTCGTAGTCGATGAAGTCGAGATAGCGGGTCGTGCCGTTGCGGTGCGAGGTGAGCACCACGTCGCCGATGCGGTAGGCCTGGATCGGCGCGCCGATGTTGGAGATGCCTGGCAGGCCGATGGTGTTCGCGACGTAGCTCCCATCGGCGAGCGCGCGCATCCACACGCCGTTCGTGCTGCTGTTGAACGCCGCGCAGAGGCCGAGGATGTTGCCTTGCACGAGGTTGGTGCCCCACGTGCCGGAGTGGGAGAAGGTGGTGTTCGTCCAGGTCTGCGTGTCGAGGATCGCGCCGGTCGGAGAGAGGGTGCGGAACACCGTTACCGTCGAGGGCGAGAGCGTGGCGTCGGTGCGTGCGGTGCGGAAGAGCCCGTTCTCGAGGTAGCCCGCCTGCGCGGCGTTGCCGGCGACGGACACTGCGCTCGGGCGCGACGTGGAGCCGCTGACGACGACCTCGAACTCGAGGTTGGGAACACGGCCCCACTTGGTGATATCGGCATCGGCGAACACGGCGTAAGCCATGCCGCGATGCCCCGGCACGTTGCCGGCGCCTTCGTACGATTCGATCGTCGGGTCGGGGAGCTGGGTCTCGCTGCCCGCGTAGAAGGTGGCATTGCCGAGCCCGAGCACGCTGCCGGAGATCTGCGTCAGATCCGTGGTGTTCGAGTAGTAGATCAGCTCGCCGTCGGCCCACACGCGGCGGATGCCGACCACCGGGCCGGCGCAGAGCGCGATGGCGAAGCTCGAGAGGTAGCTGTACGTCCGGGTCGTGACCTCCTGGCCGCCGCCCTTGCCGACCTCCTCGGTGCTTTCGGCCACGATCTCGCGGATGCCTCCCGACCAGATGAGGTTGCCGGCGATGCGCACCGAGCCGTAACAGATCGGGATGCCGACGCCGTAGGTGCTGGCCTGCACCCGCAGATCGTTGAGCCGCGGCCCTTCGCGCTTGATTTCCTCTTTCTGCTGGAAGAGGAGCGAGCCGACCGTGCTGCCGACCATCCAGCCGATGCTTGCGTAGCCGAACGCGGAGCCGACCGCGGCACCGGCGAGGCCGAGGGCGAGGACGGCCATCTACGCGGCCTCCGCGACGCGCGCGCCGGCGCGGAACCGGAACGCGCCGACGAGCCGCTGCGACCAGACGACGTCGAGACGGTTCTCCACGACCTTCCGGCTCGGGGCATAGGCGTGGATCATGGAGAGGCCGCCCGCGTGGTAGTCGCCCACGATGGCGAGGTGCTGCGGGTCGCGCTCGATGCGGAACACGGCCACGTCTCCGACCGCCAGCGCGCCGAGGGCGATGCGATCGAGGTGCGCGGCGCAGTGCTCGACGAGCGAGCGGCCGTCGGGCCGGCGGGCGTACGCGAGCACGTCGAGCTCGGCGGGAAGGAGCGCCAGCTCGCGGCCGACGACGATGACGAGGCCGGCACAGTCGAGCCCCATATCGGAGCGGCCCTGGTGGGCGAAACGCACGCCGAGCCACTGGCGCGCGGCGGCGGCGACGGCTAGACCCGCTGCCA